GGTGGAGGAGGTGGAGGAGGTGGAGGAGGTGGAGGAGGTGGAGTGGAAGAAGCAGTGGAAGAAGTAACGGAAGAAGCAGCGGGAGGAGTTGAAGAAGTAGCGGAAGAAGTAGTGGAAGAAGTAGGGGAAGTAACTAATAGACCAGTTTCTGCATCATAAAAGTTAAACTTTTCCCAACCCCCTATACTACCTCTATCACATTTAATATTTTTACCATCATTGTCAGATGCACAATATTTATTTTTTTGAGGTCCTATTATTGAATATGTACCATCATCATTATAACTAATTTTATACTTACCACGCTGATAGTTCTGATCGGAAATCGTGTTATATTGACACCGAATATTGTTACCCATATCTGCACAATATTTAGGGCCACTACCCCCTTTTATTGCATATGTACCATCACCATTATCTAATAAATAAAACTTCTTCCCCGAATCCTTAGAAGATTTAATACACCGCATTGTGTGAGCGAAGCCACTGTCCGTATCACACCATTTATCATCCCGCCCTTTTATATAAACTTCACTCGGAAGTCCTAGTCCTGATTCAGAAACAATTTTATCAGAGGTCTGTTCATATATTTTCCAATTTGAATAATTACTACTCGGATTCTTATTATTACTACCTGTTGGTTTAGTTGAAAACGTGTAACAATTATTTCTGTTACCCGGTTCTAAAGTCTCATAATTAAAAGATTTACATTGAGGGTTTTTTTCACACTCGGATTTACATTTATTGAGCGTTGCATTTTCAAATTTTTCTATAATATTTTCATTCCACGTCCCCGTCTTAAACTTCGTATTATCATGTATTTTCCATGTAGTTTCTGTAGAGGTGGTCGCATCGGTCGCAGGAGGTGGAGGAGGTGGAGCAGGTGGATCAGGACGGATCCATATCTTACGTTCTAATTCAGTCGTTGTTGTGTTATCTTCTGTAGGACGAACCTTGGTTAAAGCACAAGAAGTTTCCCAATCTCCATATTTTTCTGTAAATTCTACAGCTTTACACTCGTCCTCCTTCTCACATAGACTTTGACATTGTGCGAGTGTTATTCCTTCTTGAATCGCGGCACCCTTCAATTTGGCCGCTAAGCCCGTCTTGTCGTTAATATTCACCCAATTATTTTCCATTTTAGACGAATTGAAATAACCATTATCCGTCGCGTTCCCGTCCCACTCAAACCAAGTCTCATTGACAGTATCGTCTAGTTTTATAGGAGAATCGGGTATAGTATAAGTGTACGTAACGTTTTTTGAACTCCCCGACTCCCCTCGATTTCCAGTTTCATTAATCATTAATTTTGAATTTTCTTTTATTTTCCAACCAGGTGCATCTTTAGGTCTGTTATACGATATTTCTATTTTTTTAATTTTACTATTTTTTTTATAAATGGTAAATATTTTTTCACCCTCTGTATAGCTACGCCACCATTGTGCATATGTATTATAACCGGAATCAGTCCCAAACGTGTACTTCTCATCTTTCGTCATGTTTTCTAATAATTTTTCTGATGTTGGACCTGAGTTCCCTTCACTTTTAGGCATTATATGCATTTTGAAATATAGATCGTCGTCATCGTTTTGGCTTGTCAATAACTCACCGTCAACTTTTATCCATTGAATTTTCATACCCATTTGTACATTAGTCGCAGAATCTGCTTTGACATTATATATAAAGTCGTACTCGTAGAGACTATACGTAGTGGTAGTTGCTTTAGTCATTTGTTGAAATAACAAATCTTTAGTACGGTCCTTCTTATTAAAAAATCCTCTATCCGCAACTATTTTGGCTTGATCAAATGGAATTGATTTTGTTAAAAGAACATTATTATCGTTTTTTTCATTGTAATAAAGTTTTATAGTTAAACCATTACTCGGGTAACTATCAAACGTATACCCATCCAAGATTTGTACCTGATTATTTGTAAAATTTTTAAACAGGTCCGGTCTATCGGTTTTCGTAATTTCCATATCGTCTTTAGGTACATCACCTTCAAAACTCAGAATCCATTTATCCACTATACCTTCAATAGATCCCTTATTTTTCCATTTAAAAGTTACATCACCTATTGTATATTTTTCCTTGGTATAACGGTTTTTGTATAATATATATACGATCAAAAGTATACATAATATGATAAACAATTCACTACGTGTTATCATTTTATATAGAATGAGATAATTTATTTACACACACTCTCCTGAAAATTAAAATAAAACTATATATAAAATGAATACCAGACCAGTAACATCTGTTATTTTCGAAGCACTTTTTATCGGTATAATGTTACAATTGATTTTTATGGGAATAACGAGATACGTGTATAAAGGTACTGGTGTTTTGATACTATCGGGTGCGTTGATACATTTACTTTTTGAATATTCACCGTTAGGTAATATGAATGAAAAATGGTGTAAAATTACATTTAAATAAAAATTAGTCTAAAAAACGGTGTTCATATCTTCCAAAAGGGAATTTTTATCTCGAATCAATTCAATTAATTCGTCGTTCAAATCGTTCAGTTTATGTTCAATCTCGTTGTTATATTCATCAAGGTAGGCTTTGTAAAATTCCCTTTCATTGCCTACATTGTGCCCCTTATCCAAAAGATTTCCAATGGTATATCTCGATAAACGAATACCAAGGTCACTCGCGCGTTTTTTAACGGCCATCGTTCGAAGATTTGCTGTAATTCTTTGTCTCGGTTTAGTATTACGAATAAGTCTTTGTGTTTCACTAATACGAGCATCCAACCTTCGAATTTCAGCCTCGTCATACGGGCGTGAAGCTATTTGAAGTCTTCTCATATCTCGCATAAACCCTTCATCGTTCAACATTTCTCTCGGAACCTGTATTTCCGGTAATAACATGCTAACGATATCGTTCGACTCATCAACATCGGCCATGAGAACATCATCGTCGTCCTGGTCATCACTTTGATTCGAAGGTGCGTCCGCGTCAGCATTTTGTAATTCATCGTCATCATTTTCGTAATATCTATATCTATTCCCCCTTTCCGTTCGTATCGGTGAAAATGGTATAGGTGGTCTTGTATCGTTAGTCATGATGTGTCTTAGTATAAATTCCTCATCTTCATCTGTTTCGGAATCATAATTCGAATTAGAACGAGATATAGACTCGTGTACTTTTTTAATCGAATTACACATTTCAAGGTAATTTCCTTCCGGTATTACTGTAGAATTCAAATCAATCAAACGCATTAAATTGGTAAGTTCGTCCATTTTTAATATATTATTTTTTATTATTTCTTATTTGAACTTAGGTTTATTTTTTTTATTTTATCTAAGTGGAGGAACACCGTCTACATTAACACTATAAAAATCGTCTATTAAACCATAAACTGAGTTGTTAAAATTGTGAATTCTAATAATTTCATGTTCATATTCATCGAGTTGTTGTATATACAATTCCCTTTGACGTGATCTATGAACATTGGTTAAATTTAAATATTCTTTAAAAAAATCACATCGTGGGTTATGTCCCAATACATTTAACTCCTCGATAGTATTACAAAGTGGTAATTCTAAAGCACTACAATATGCGTGAATAGCTTCTCGCCTAACACGGGAAGTTATCCTAACACGTGGTTTTGTAATATCAATAAGTTTTTTATATTCTTTACGTTTTCTAACGAGAACCATACACCGTTCAAAAATAATATCCATTGGGTTAATACGTAAACTAGATGGTAATGTGCGATTTCTACGAGGTATAGATTCTCTATTTCTAAATACGTCTCTTAGTGTATTACACATATCTAAATAATCACCTTCGGGTATTTCCTCCGAATGATTATCTATAAGTGTCATGATTTTATGAAGTGCATTAGTATTGGTAGTATTAGTAGACATTATTACAATTTATATTTATTTTTTTAAGAGTCTATTATTAAATTCTTCGAGATAACTTTTATAAAATTCGTATTCGTTAGAAACACAGGGGTCGTGAAACGCCAACTGTCTCCATGTAGTAATTCCCTTTAAACCAAGTTCTTTAGATCTCGTATCTATAGCCCATTGCTTAACAACTTTAGTCACGCGTTTTCGAACAGGTATACTATTATTTTCTTTTTTCAATTTATCGAACTTTTCTTTTTCCAATTCCATACACTTTGATTTATAATACAAAAGTTCGTTACAAATTTTCGTATAATGACCCAAAAAAGTATAAAGTTCGGGATGTTTATCTTTTGTAGTAGACATTTATTATTTACTTTTTTTCAATAAAAGTAGTGCTTGAATAGCTTCTCCGATTTCCTTATGTTTTAAACAGAATCCGTTCTTACCAGCTCTGCAATAACAGTTCTCGTAGGGACAGTTTGGTCGCATTTATTATTTAATTTTAATTGTAATATTTTTCTACTTAGGTTTCGGAATCACTCAAAATTTCACCTTCTTCAATTTCGTCATCCGTTTCTTCTTCATCGCTATCAATAATGTCCTCCTCTTCAGATTCTAAGTCACCGTCTAAAGAGTCGTCCATTTCGTTAACATCGTCAATATTTTCGGGTAAAATGTTATAAAGTAAATTCCAATCAATATATTTTTTTAATTCATAATCATCGATAAGATCATCCATGGAAATTTTATCACACACGTCCCAATCATCTTGGAATACATATTTCCAATAAACAACATCTTTGTATTCAATTTTTCCGGGAAATAATTCAACAGAAAAGTTTTCACCTTCTCTAAATCCGTTTTCGATAAGTTCATCTTTTTGTTGTTCCATATAAATATTATACATGTGTTCTAAAACACCGACCGAAGATCTATAAAATTGGTGTTTAGGTTCGTGAAAAAAAGTAATAAAATGGGCTTGTCCATAAGACGTTTCGAGTTTTTTATTAGAAATACCTATATACGCGAGAAACCTTTTATTATTAGAAGGTATGAGATTTTCCGGGTATCCAAATTCAGCGCGAAGACCGTAAACGTCAGACGTTTTATTAACTAATTTAGTGCATAAACTATTTAAATGAGTAAGTTTGACAAGCGTGGTACAGTTTTTTAAAAGTTCGTGTGTAAGATTATTCATTGTATATATAACAACATGGTGTTTTTTGTTTAAGTAAGATTAATTATTTGAATGTGTATACTATTTAATTTATTCATCCATCTCAGTTTTTGGCATGGTATAGAGAAGTTCCCCCCAATTACCAACGTTTCTCATTTTTATATTGTGTTTATCGATAAAACGTTCACCAGATTCAATATTTGTAAAATATTTCTGTAAATATTGAGTCCATAAATCCCTATCATTGCTTGAAATATTACGAGGAATAATTATAACACGCTTAGCGTGAATATTAACTTCATTATCATCCGAATTTAATTTGGATGAAAGTATTTCAAGAAATGGGAGCATGACTTCTTCACATCCTTTATTTTCGTGATAAAACTCAACAGTTCGAATATCATCACGAACTCCCATTTTACTTAAACCAATAAAACCAAGGTAATTATGTTTAGAATCTTCAGATTCCCATGGAAAATCTTCATTCGGTTTAAGTCCCCAAATTTCCATTTCAAGTTCACGACCACTCAAAATATTTGAAAAGACATCGTTCATATCTTTAACTTCTTCGAGTTTAGTGTGTTTTTTCAAAAGCTGATAATAAAGAGACATTATAAAATATTATTTTTTGTTTTTATTTAATTGAATTTTTACATTTCATCTAGTCGACTTAGGTCTTCGTTATTCGATAAAATTTCTTCTGCTAAAATCTGATAAAAAGCCATTTTATACACTAAAAAACCAAAAAGTGTTGCACCCATATTGAAATCAAAAGGTAAATCGTGTGAATTCCATATAGACTCAAATAATGCAAGACACGTTGGTACAAATAACCTTTTATTCAAACCAAGTGATTTTTCTATATTATCAACATACGATGAAAGTGAATCTACGTAAATATAAGAAGCAATAGTCCCTAAACTCGCAGATATACCGTCTATGGGTGTATGAAAAATAAAATGATACGTAGAAACTGCGGTACCGTATTTTAAAGTTGATTTTTTTATTTTAGATTTTATATTTTCATACTCGACTATTCCCTCTTTTCTTTTTGTAGGACACGATATTCTGAGTGTTCTGCTACCAGGATTTATTATACTTAACATACTATAAATTACATTACATTATATCTATACCCTTAATTAAATAATTCGAATCTTGAAAATACTTTTTCTTGAAATAACGTTCTCTTTTTGAAAATCTTTCAATTCTACCCAAAGATGTATCTATACGTTGCTTAATCATAAAATCTTCATCCGTAGATCTCCATTTATCACCAAAAAGAGAAATATATTTCAATTCACGTCTCTGTAAATTTACTTCTGTGACAAGTGTTTTATAAAGAATAAGTGAATACGAATCGTACTCTTTACGTATAAAATCTTCTTGATTAAATTCTTCAATAGCGAGTAATTTCATACGCTCGTATAGTTCATTATTAGAAACAATTTGGTTTTCTTTTTCACTATTAAACCATTGTTTTGAGGTTTTTAACTGGGAATCGTGTAGAGGTGTTGATATTTCTTCCCTTAATTCTTCATGAACTGGAGGACGTATTCGGTTTTGTTTATTAACACACTTTATAACTTTACGGCGATTTTGGGGTGATAAACATAATAATGTACGTGGTTGTGATGTATATTTCATTTTACTTATTATAAAGAATTATTCCTTTATTAGTGTTTAAAAACTATCGGGTTCTCCCCACTTTTCTCTCCATTTTCTAACCAGTGTTTCGAGTCTTTCAGTTGGAAGATGTGAATTTTTTCTAGTGATTCGTTCTGGAGCTCCCGGACACACAAGATTATGCGTTTCGTATTTCTGTGACATGTCCCAGATGATTCTTTGAACATCTTCACAAAGTTCATTTGTTGCTTGACAGAAAGCGAGTTTGTAATCGTCGGTATGTAAATGCATGTAATCCATTTTATTCGTTTAATAATAATAATTTTCTTTTTTATATTTTTTTAACTTAGGACGATAATGCATAAAAGATTTATCGAATTTAGGATACTCTACTATAACCATTTCGCCAATTTCGTTCATAGCTAAAAATTCACTAAAAGAACTTGATGGCGATAACATCATATCGTAATTATCTTTAGTTATAGAAGGTAGAGGTGATTGTAATACCGAGTCGTTAGAAGGGTGACTACGTAAAGAATTATTACTTTTTGTTTTAAAAAATTGACATATACTTGAATAAAAAGTAAACATTTAACTGTTTATATTTAGTTTTATTTTTTTATATACTAAATACAAGATGGTTTCACTCCAGGAGTTACCTAAAAAAATACAATACATATCAATAGATTCAAATTATGTCACGGGTACAAATAATACATTTTCGGTTGACTTTAACTTAACCTCTAACACGCATATATCTGATATGAGTAAAGTGTGTGGTTTCAAAGTAGTTGATTTCTATTTAACACAAGTAGGTACATCAAGTGGTGGTACAGGTAACGGTGCAAAATACGTAGACATAGTATGTGAAGATATACCAAAACCTGCACAAATACTCGATGAACGTAAAGGTTTAATACTAAATCGTATGGCGTTAGAAAGACAATTTGACGGTAATTCTAATCATAAAATGCACGATAAACAATGGAAAGGATTTAATAGAGCAACAGTTTTATTTAACCCTATATCCATACAAAAACTTAACTTTGAATTATACGAATTACAAGGTAATGGTGATTATGTAAAATTACAACCCGATGCAGAATGGTTTATGACTTTAGAAATTACAACAATAGACGTAAAAGAAAAACCTGTAAATAGAGAAGTTCAAATATTAGAAGCTTTACACAAACTTATCGGAAAAATAGATGATCTCAATATAAATGTTGAGAAACTCCCCGATAAGAATGATATCGAAAAAATGGAAAAAGAAAAAAGGAAAAAAATACCTTTATTCTATCTTTTTTTAACTTTAGGAATAATAGGCGGTGGATTTTATTTCTTAAACCGTAAAGTTCAAGTCCCACAACCACAAATACCCATTCAACCTAGATTTTAATATTTATTACGCCTTTTTAGTAGCGGCTTTCTTCTTTGGTGCAGCGGCTTTCTTCGCTGGTGCTGGTGCTGGAGCTGGAGCTGGTGCTGGAGCTGGAGCTGGAGCTGGAGCTGGGGCTGGGGCTGGGGCTGGGGCTGGGGCTGGAGCTGGGGCTGAACCATCATCATCCGGTCTACGACCAGCCATCATATTTTTTCTTTCCCGTGCCCGATTTGCTAGTCTTGCTTTCAATCTTTCTTCAAATTGTTTATCCATGATGTAATATATATAAAAGAAAGATTATCTTTATACTAAATGTTATTCATCGGTCCAACTCTCCTGAGTGGAATTGGACAACACTGTAAAAAATATATGGATATATTTCCAAAAGTAGGATATACTAAGTATATAGAAATACACGAGCATATACCAGAATCAGAATCGGCTTTTATTTTTGCACTTCCTGTAAAACATTGGTTAGATAAAATACCAGAAATCAAAAGTAAAATAAAAAATGTTGCATGTATGACAGTGTGTGAAACTGAAACTGTACACGAAGATTACGGTAAACTTTTTAAACTATTCGATAAAATAGCCGTACCAAGTGAATTCTGTAAAAAAATTTTCGAAAGACAATTTCCTGAAACAAAATTTTATGTTATACATGCACATATACCAGATAATAGACCTTATACATTTTACCATATCGGTAACGTTTATGATCCAAGGAAAAATTTTAATAAAATCTTAGAGGCATTTATAAGACTTAACAAGCCAGATGCAAGACTTATAGTTAAAGCAACGTGTAAACAACCAGTTAAAATAACTGTACCAAACGTTATAGTAATAAATGATTTAGTATCTGATGAAGTTATGGAAGAAATACATAGTAAATCAGATTGTTACATAAGCTTTTCTTCATCCGAAGGTGTAGGAATGGGAGCCGTAGAAGCATCATTAAGAAACAAACCTGTAATCATAACAGATTATGGTGGTGCAACAGAATATATAGAAACGCCATACACTATAAATTGTGAACTTCAGAAATTGCCTGCGGATGATTTTCTTTACAAAAAAGGTATGCTTTGGGGAAAACCAAACATGGAACAACTTATGGAATTCATGGAAGATGCGTATACTAAAAAAATACGATATATGGATCACCCCAAAACCCGTAGATTAACGTCTAAGGAAAACGTTTTAGAGGAATTCGTCGTTAACATAATTGGTAATCAACACAATAAGTCCAGTGAGAATAGTACCGGAAGTAAGTGAACCTCTTTGTGCGATTAACATGGCAACGATGTCATCTATGATCTTAATATTGGTTGGTTTTTTAAAAATTTCTGGAACAATTTGTGAAATTGCGAGATAAAGGGCCATAGATATTATAACAGGTCTGAGAGTTTCTTGATCTAACATTTATTATTACATTACATTTATTTTTTAGGTGCATGTTTTTTACAAAAATTACCACAAGATGCTTTAAACGTACACTTTTTACCTTTAAGTGTAACCGCCTGACATATATTTGAAAAATTTTTAGTATTCAAACTTTTCTCGGGTGCATTTTCCAAAAATATAATTTTACTTTTTTCTCTTTTATCATCGTACTGTTTGCGAGATTCTCTAAGTTTATGAATACTTCTCGCAAATCGTTCACATTTTTCATCGTGATTTTTATATAAACCCTTAGCTATTTCCAAATCTTTTTGGTCATACAACATTATCAATTCTTCTTTGAAATTCTGATCTAATAATATTATTATGATCACTGACTAAGGTTATAATTGTACACGTATTTATAAAAGAATATACAAAATAATACCCTAAATATTCAATAAACTTTAAATAAATAGCTATACCAAATCTTAAAATAAGATATATCGTGTGAATTGATAAAAACTTAACATCATTTTTAAATATGTAATAATGAGAAATTATAGACATTATCATATCTACCGTATTTACGTACCCAAAAGGAAATAATAAAAAGTAAGAAAATGTCAAGGAGAACATAAAAGTTGATAATAATTTATAGACTGAACGTATTTCAACTGTTATCGCACGTCTATTTTCAATTGATGAATCCGGTTCTGTCTCGGTGTGTGTTTGTGGATTAGGTAAAGGTGGTGGTTTTTCAACATTATTATTTATACCCAATACAGGTAAACCATCTGGATTTATTACGGTGTTATAATAATCAATGGACATAAAAGAATAACCTATATATCTTTTATGTATATTAAATGTAAAGGTTTATGTTATTTATGCAAAAACCCTTTAAAACCTTATATAAAATCAGAAAGTTCTGACGAAAAAATTATAATTAGAAAATATAAAAAAATAAAACCATTATTTTTAACAAACAATGAAACGTATTATAAATACATTAAATCTAAAATGAGAAGAACATGTTATTCATGTTTTAAATTTTATAGAAAACCAAGTATAGAAGAATTGCGTTTAAGAGAATGTGGAATGTTAAATATGAATAGAAAAACACTTTCTATATCTTCAGACGAATTATTTTATTGGTTTGAAAATTTAAAAAAATATGCATTAAAATGTAAAAATGGAACAGAATTAATATAGTATAAATATATTTAAAAAATATATAAGTACTTATTAGTATGTGTGACGTATCTGGTCCAGACACAGGATCTATAGTTTCTTTAAATGCTATAGGAAAACAAGATACATATCTTATCGATAAAGATCCTCATAAATCATTCTTTAAATACGATTTAAAACAACACTCTAATTTCATAAAATTTCATAGAAATACAAAAGTATCGAAACCAGATGATGCTAATTCATCATGGCCATTCAACAAGTCTATAAAAGTAAAATTTAAACCACGAAATATGGGTGACTTATTATCAAACATGTACGTTTCTATAAAAATGCCACGTGTATCTTCAGGTCATTATACTTACGCAGATCAACTTGGTCGTCATATATTTAAATCTGTAACTATGCGTGTAGACGAAATTATAGTTGAAAAATTCAATATGGATTGGGGTATAATTTACGATGAATTATATTTAGACGAATCGGAAAAAAGAACAAAAAGGTATACACTAAACAGGAATATAGCTGAAGATACATCCACGATTAGTCAAGGTAATATAGATTTGGGACAATACACATCCGAATTATTTATACCAATACCATTTTTCTTTTCTAGAAAATATGAAAACGATGAATATGAAACAAATAAACCAAATAGACCATACTTTCCATTATGTGCTATTCATAAACAGGAAATTGAATTCGAATTCGAATTTCAACCACAATCCTTTTTTACGGATGAACCATCTACTTTAACTGTAAACTCATTTGATATAATAACGGAAGAAATAACAATAGAACCAAGTGAAAGAACATTTATTAAAAATAAAAAATATACTTTCATTACCGATATTGTTAAAAAACACCCAAGTTTAGAAATAACATCAGATATGAAAGAAGCTAATATAGATCTCGTTCCAAATATACCCGTTAAAACTATAAACTGGTTTCTCAGAAATACAGATTTTGAAAACGAAAATGTATCACGAGAATCTTCTCAAACTAACACTACACCCGACGCAGAATATTATTACCAAAATCGATTCAATTTTTCATCTAGTATGACATCTACAATTGAAAATGAGTTTTACAATCCACCTATGAGTAGCGCAAAACTTTACGTTAATGGTGAAGATTTACCAGGTTTACAAGATAGTGATCATAAATATTATAAATATATAGTGCCTTTTACGAGTCGTTTATCTAGACCTTTCAGGAACATATATACATATACTTTCTCGATGAATCCGGTTAATGTGGAGTCATCGGGAAGTTTGGATTTTACAAATTTACGTTCAAATAGAACTAAATTAAACATAAAAATGAAAGATGGTCTAACAAAAACGTATACATTACACATTTATTACGTTGGTTACCAAACATTTACTTTTGAAAATGGTTTCATGAATTATGCTTATTAAATAATTGTTTTTTATGATCACGAATATAATCAATTATATTATTTTTAATACACCATCTGATGAAATTTAACTGTGCTACAGTTGTGCTAATTTCATCAGTTGTCCCGGGTATAACATAATTTATCTTTTTTGATCTACAGAATGGATCGAATAATTTTTTACTATACCCGTCTAAACTTGATTTATAAGCACAGTGAACACTAAATATTTTACCATCACCAGTTTTATAAGATAAGTTATTTTTTTTAGAATAATTTGTTATAAACCACTCGAGGTTTCTAAGAGAAATACCACCGGTTTTTGTTAGTATTTGATTAAGAGCATCTCTGTTAGTAGAAACTTGATAAAAGGAATCTATAGAATGTAATAAGATATCCGATTTATTCATCTTATTAAAAATGTATTTTAAGCTTTAAACCACTTTTATTACATTGTCAAACCACCTAAACTAATAGGTTTATTAGTTTTATCCGTTTTAGTATTTAATTTAATAAATGTCATATCCATAACTGGGTGTAAATTTATCTTTTGATCCACGTGTAATCCACAAAGATACTTTTCATTAATATCCACGCGCTTACATATACACACACCACCTTTTGTTACGCCACGACATCTTGGTCTACCCTTATTATCATAATGATACTGTTCGTAATACGGATGGAATTCATTGGGTTTTACGTGTATTTTTAATGCACAGTTTTCCAAATCTTTATAAACATTATCCATTATTTTAACTTCGCTATATTCTTTTATTGGATCCACTAACTTTTTTGGTAATTTAGTTTTAGTAACACGTTTAACTTTATAATCATTATTACAACCACCCTCCTTAATCTTCATTAATTCAAGTTTAAACATTGAACCGTCAACTATTTTATCAAAAGTTATACGTCGAATATTAGAACTGATGTCTTCATATATATCATATAGCCTTTCAATAGTTTGTTTTTTTATAGAAACATCTAATACATCTTCTATATCCTTATCGTGAGGTATCGAATATATATGAAAACCCATGTGACTTATTATCTAATATATCCTACTTTTTAATTACCTTCCACATGTCTGATATTTTTCTTTGTTTAGGATCATCAACAATTTGTTTACGTCGATTTGGTTTTGCTCGTGTTATAAGTTCACCAAAAATCTCCTCTTTAGGATCATCGAATAACGGTTCAATCAAATCACACACTGGATTAATAAACTTATTAAGGAAGTAATACGGGTAATCTATTGGTAAATTATTATCCATAACGTATTTAGGATCCTCTGCTTTTTCATATGCTTTTGCACGTGGATCGTGTGTTTTAATAAGAATATAAGGTACTCTATCACCGGATTGAGGTTCGGAACCGGGTTGACGTTCGCGCATTTTATTACGAACTTGGACATGTGATAAATTTTCCGATTTATACGAATCGCCCAATTGTTGTGAAAGTATTAACTTTTCATTAGGAACGTCACCTTCTAATAATTCAATAGCTCTTTGTAAAGCTAGGGCTTTTGGTGGCCCTGTATCACTACTCTCCAAAACAACATCAAGTAACTCTTTACAGACCTCTCTCATGTGAGGTGTATTATCTCGCCTTACGAGTTGAAGACCCTTCACGTCAATATAATCCATATTCATGTTTCCATCTTTACCTTGTGTCCAAAGCTTCGCCGCATACCTTTTCTTTGAATACAAAAAATATGGACAATACACTTTTTCAAGTTCGAGATTATTTGGTTTTTTAAACAAATGTGTACACTCAGAAGCAGCCTTCTCACCAAGTTCCCAACTATACTTAATTGCCTCTTCACCTTTACGATCACCTACATCAAATTCAACCATAACAGAGTCCGTATCTCCATATCTCACCTTTGCACCAGGAAAATTCTCCTCGACATATTTTTTTGTATCATCAATCATCATTCGACCCTTTCGCGTTACAGACGATGCTATTGGTACACAAGGTAACATTCCCTTAGAAGCACCCGTAAAACCATACACCGAATTCATTGATACTTTATAAGCCAATTGTTTACCATTATACATTTGTTTAAGTGATCCAGATGAATTTGCCATATCTTTTTTAGCCTGTTTTCTAAACTGTTTCAATTCGGTAAGAATACTAGGTAAAAGACTAGGTACATTCTGAACAAATTTAAAATTACCAAACGTCTCTATTTCCAAATCGGGGTACCTTTCCTTATCTTCATACTTGGGATTCATAATCAAAGTTGAATAACAAAGGTTGTGTGCCATCATAATAGATGGGTAAAGAGCTTCAAAATCTAAAGCTGTTATAGGTGTATAATACGCACCTTTCTGAGCCTCGAGAACAGTAGCACCCTCATAACCATCAACCATACCCTCACCCCAAGCAATTGTTGGTACGAGGTACCCCATTTCCCGCGCTTTTTTAGTTAATTGACTAAAAACTTTTATTTGTTGTCCACGCTCAACCAAATAAGATAAGGGAACCCATGTTGCTTTTGCCATCTCCAATAAATTAATAAGTGTACACAGTTTTGAAAGTAATCTATGTGGGAGTAAAGTATCCTTAATACAATATTCGGCAACTTCACGCAATTTTACGGGATCTTCCTCAACAAAACGTGCGAACATCTCTTTGGCTGGCATATCAATTTTTTGATCACCGAGATATAATTTAGAAACGTTATCGAGCTTATACGAATCGAGTTTATACCCCTTCTTAACCTCGTGGAATAAATCAAAAACAAATCGACCAGGAATAGGTAAAAGTTTCAAATCATTATCACCAAGTGCACTCGATGATAATTTTTTATATACCATTTTACACGTGTGATACTTCAATTTACTTAATTTATAAAAATTATGATTACAACGTGTTTTTTCAGCACGTTTCATTATATATTCCATATCAAAACCAAATATATTCCACCCCGTAATAATGTCTATGTCTTTACTAGTAAGATATTTACTAAACGCCTCTAACATACCACGCTCAGTATCGTAACTCAACAGTGTACATCCTTCTAGATCTGAATCCGTTTGTTTGTAACAAAAACACGTTTTATCGTAAGGTATATCAGACCCAAATTTACAAAGGGAAACGGCTATCTGAAAACAACAATCACCGTCTATATCAGCATCAGGAAATTTACCAGTCGAACTGTTACACTCAATATCCAAAGACGCAACTACAAAGGGTGCAGTTTCAGGTTTATCAACTGGTTTTAAGTTATTCCAATTATTACAATATAAATCGATATCAACCTTTGCAATGTCATTTACTTCACATTCGTCACCGGTATCCAACCATCCAGTAGACTGAATACCTGTTCTATGCATTAATCTCAGGACAGGTTCAAGGTTTGATTCAAAAACCTTCAATTTTACAATTTCATCAGGAAGTTTATGTTTTAGTTTATTCGCAACACGTCTCCTATCACCTAAAGTTTGACACTCAATTTTCATAAAGTAAAAATTTTCATTATTTTGAAATCCCCAAACATCTTTATACTGAGCTATACTATAATCGAGTACCAATTCAGGTAATAGTTTACATATTTTATTATACCAAATAACAGACCATGTTTTTGGATCTTCGCGTGGTAACTTTACGAAAAAGTACGGTTTAAATTCGGTTGTTAAGCAGACGGACTTACCATCACACGTCTTACCGAAAATATGTACTAAATGTTTTTCATCATCATCCTCGGTTTCCCATGTAAGTGCTTGAAAAACAACCATGTCTCTTATTACGTTATCGCTCAATTTTTTTAATATAGTATATTAGTAAAATATGTCAGCTGCTTTAATTGACCTCGTATCGGTCGGTGCCCAAGATGTGTACATCACAGGCGACCCACAAGTTTCTTTTTTTAGACAAAACTATAAACGTCACACCAACTTCGCAATCAAACCCGAACGCATGGATTACATCGGAACGTTTGGTGCGAGTAACGAAATTACTATTCCAATCAGATCCAAGGGTGATCTCTTAAGTTATGTATGGATCGAAGCCACAAATATTAACGTTAAAGATAATAACGCCGCAAGTTTGTTCAGCTCGGCAGCTGCACCAACAGAATTTTCTTTGTGGGTTGGTGGTCAAGAAGTATGTAAAATGGATTCTCTCTTTGTTGCGGGTGTCCATAACGTTCTCTACAACGAATCCCAAGCGAAAGCTTCGTGTGCGACCACGTGCTATGGTCCTGGTACCGTTTCTGGTGGTAGTGGTACTACAACACAAAACATATCTTCGGGAAGTTACGTCATTCCATTCTTTTTCAGTGAAGACTGGACCAAATCTCTCCCACTCGTCGGTCTTCAATACCACGAAGTTGAAATCAGAATCAAGTTACACTCCGCATTCTCTGCTGGCTCCACACCAAAGGTGTATGGATCTTATGTCTACCTTGACACGGAAGAACGTGAATTCTTTGCCAATAACGAACACGAAATCCTTATTACACAAACACAGTATCAACCAATGTCTAAAGACGATACCAGTGTTGATTTAACATACTTTAACCACCCAGTTAAGGCCGTCCACATTGCATGTGCTGAAGACCATTCTACAAAATACTCGTTCACGGATGCATCTTTGTATATTAACGGTACCACCCTTTTCGAAAACATGACATACGAATATCACAATAAAGTCGTACCATCGAGACACTGCTCCGTTCTCTCGGAAACGCTTAGTGTTGAACCAGTCACAACGTGGCCATTCTGTCTCACCATGAATAAATCGCAACCAACTGGGACCTTGAACTTTTCAAGAATTGATAACGCTAAAATTACAATTAATGGGGGAGATTCTGGTGATACTCCAGCGGCTCTCAGAGCATATGCGGTCAACTATAACATTCTTAGGATTAAGAATGGTATGGGTGGTGTCGCATTTGGTAACTAAAATTTTACATTGTACCCGTAGAACCAAATCCTCTATTCGCGCGCATGGTTCTTTTTAATTCACTCACTTCCTCGACAAAAGGTGTCATACACTTTTCTATGATTAATTGAGCAATTCTATCACCCTTTTTAATTTCGTATGGAATAACCCCGAGATTAAATAGGTTTACTTTTAATTCACCAGTATAATCCGGATCAATAACACCTGCACCAACGTGGATACCATATTTCACAGATAAACCCGATCTAGGCGCTATTCTACCATAACACCCAGACGGAACAGTCGCACAAACACCCGTACTCACAATATTACGTGCACCAGGGTCAATAGTCAATTCATCGAGACTGTATAAATCATAACCAACAGATCCCGGTGATCCCCGCGTTGGTAAAACCGCATCTAATGTTAACCGTTTAATTTGAAGAGTTTCGGGGGATATCATTTTTATTATTATAATAAATCATTTCTTTATATAAATTAAATATAGTAATATATAAATGACATTAGAAGTAGTGACATATGCGAATAAATCGTCGGGTATGTTTGAAGAACTTGTAAATAACGAACACGGTGTTAAAGTAAAAGTTCTTGGTATGGGTAAGAAATGGAATGGATACATTGATAAATCTATTGGACTATTGGAATACATGGAAACGAAAAATGACGACGATATAATTGTTTTTGTAGATGGGTTCGATACAAAAATAGATAAAGATATTTCAAACGTTAAGAGTCTTTTTGAGAGTTACGACTGTAAAGTACTCGTATCAAAAGATCCCCGACTTATGAATAAATTTGGTGAAATATTTGTTTTTGGTAGTTGTAATAATAGCGACGTAGCAAATGCTGGTATGTACATGGGTTATGTTAAACATCTTACAATTTTATTAAAAGAGTCTATACAAATGAAATGTGTAGATGATCAGGTTAATTTGAATGCCTTATGTAAAAAATACGATTTCATAAAAGTCGACGATAAGGAACTAATTTTTAAAAATTTTAGTCCACTCGATAAAGAGAAAAGTGTAAACGCGGTATTTATTTCTTTTCCAGCTAGTGCAAACAAAAGTCGGTGGTTTAGAATGTTAACAGAATATAATCAATTTTATTACATTTACATTTTATTAATAAATATCGCTTTACTTGCATTCTTTCCCAAAAAACAAAATTATTTATTGGGTTCTTTATTACTTTTTACGTCCTTTTACGTATTTTACGCCGATAAAAGCTGTACAACTGATTAAAATACACAACAAAGACAATACTAAATCTTCGACAGATACTTCGTAACCTAATACAGGTATTCGAAACACGCGATAATCTTTGTAGTGACAAGCGGTTTTCTCACCTCTATTCACTACCTTTTCTGTAATTTTATCGTATATACCATGACAATATCTATTATACCTATTTGAACTCATTTCACCACTCATTTTATATTCCTCATCCGTCCAAAACGAATTTTCATTATCAATTTTTTTATTTAGGTTTTTCATTGTTGTTGTTTGTATATCGTAATGAAAAGAATGTTTATAGTTTATTATTTTTTCTGCACCTTCGCGTGTAATGAAATATGCAGCAGTCGAACCAGATAATAAATAAGGATTACCACCCTCTTTAGGACAAACACCATCACAATGTAAACTTAAATAGTCCCAATCTATTTTACTAAGTTTTAATTTTAAAAAATTTATATCGTTAAAAATTGGAAATGCATCATCTTCTAATATAAGAGCAAATTCATTTGAATCGTTCTTTAAAAAATGTTTAAGTGCCTGTATATGACTATATGTACATCCAATAGCAGATCTAGGCTTTAATAAAGGTGTTGTTCTAACAAAATGTTTTTGTAATTCACTCTTATCAATGTCTTCAAATCTATACCCACTAATACGAACTGGGTATATACCAACCTCATTAAGTTTCTTTTCTTGAACATCGTATCGTTTCTTTTGAGAATCCAAATTTATAACGTACGTATTAAAGTCCATTTATTTATATAAATATTATATTTTACACTTTAGTGCTGCAAAAATAAGCCACGCAATTACATGATCGACTGAATAATGTTCTCGAGACGCCACCGAAAAAATGGATGTTAGTATTGGCCACACTGGCCATAAAGGTGAACCAATATGATACGAAGTTGTTATATTAAAAGCGGCATGTCCAGAAAACATATAATCGTTACAAAAACCAAATGGTGGTTTTAGTTTACACTCCTTTGATGCTGGTAACGTCGTTACGTAATTAGATAAAGCTCTAAACATGTACATTAACATTAACATTGTTAAAAAACTTTGTTTTTTAGATTTTCCCCACGAATTCCATGAAAATATAATAAAAAGGGAAGGTATAATTAACGCATAATCACCCAAATGATCATATTTTTCCAAATTTGGTAAGATTTTGAAACCTAAATCATATACTCGTTCACCTTCCTTAACATTTCTTTTATAAGAAACATAGTATCCAACTAACGCGTTGAAAATTAATGCTAATAAAGTTAATACATAAAGAAACATATTATAATATACCCTGAGAATATATATTAAAAATAACAAACTATTACAATATAAAAATATGAGTTTGAAAATCATAATGGGGAACATGTTTTCGGGTAAAACAACTGAACTTGTTAGGCGTTTGAAAAGATATGATATAATCGGAAAACGTATCATGGTAGTAAATTCTAATAAAGATACAAGGTCTCCACACGAAGTCTTACAAACACACGATAACACTAAATATAATTGTATAAAAACAGATGATTTAAATAATCTCAATTACGAAAGTGTAGATGTCATAGCTATAGACGAAGCACAATTTTTTACGGGTTTAAAAAAATTTGTTGAAAATGTACTCGAATCTAAAAAAACTATTATATTAGCAGGTTTAGACGGTGATTATAAACAGAGGAAAATAGGTGAAATTATAGATTGTATACCACTCGCAGATAAAGTTTTTAAAATATCTGCGATGTGTATGGAATGCATGGATGGGACACATGGTCCATTTACAAAACGAATTGTAAAAAATGAAGAAACAGAACTTATTGGTGGCAAAGAAATGTATAAAGCTGTATGTAGAAAACACTTATAAAAGTTTTATTTCATCGTCCGTAAGACTAACGTCTAAATATAATATTGTTCTATCGTGTTCAGATTTATTATCTGCAAAATGAGGAAAAGTCGAATCAAATGTTACGGATTCTCCATTTTTAACCTGTATTTTATTATTTTTCATGTAAAGATGACAATCATCAGGTACATCTAAACCGAGGTTATACGCAATACGTTTAGAAGATAAACCAGTTTCTTCATCTACGTGAATTCCAAGTGTAGTTTTAGGAAGCATTTTATTAAAAGCAGCTACGCGTACACCATCTATTTTCGAAAGAAAGGAAAATGTTTTAGGACAATATTTACAATTATTTTTTATAGGAAGACCATCGTATATAATAGGCCAACTTATCCATGTACTCCCATCGTCGTGCCAACTCTTAACCCACCCGTAACCCTTTTCAAATTTTTTTACTAATTCGAGTGGTTTATTTGTATCACACCATTCACCTTTTTTCCTTGGTTCATCTTGTATAAATTTAGATGGTAATAAAACACACTCATCTTTTAAAAATACATAATTATTTTCTAATATTTTTAATTTTTCAGGTGTTTTAAATTTCATTTATATTACATAACAATTTCTTTCCTTAAATCATTTAATATATTTTCATATTATATAAATGACAGTTCATTCCAAAGATTCCAAATTGACAGACGCGCAAATGGCTATACTCACCGTACCAACACTCATGTTAATAACAGTCGCACTTCTCATTATTTTAAACAAAAAAATAAGAACGAACCCAGGTGCATATTTATCTCTCGCACTAGGATCAGTACACTTATACCACCATTACACACTCATCAAATTACAAAACAAACACTAGATATATAAAGTAATAAATAGTATACTATATAAATGTTTATGATTGAAGAACCTTACGGAATAACCCAGTTTCAGTCTTGGTTAATATCACTTACTCTCGGAATTGTTCTCTATAGAAGACATAAACGAGGGGAAAATTATATTCAATAAAAAATCAATCACGTATTTTTCTACTAAAATTATCCTTTAGTATAAAAATATTAGGTAACAATAAGAATGAGTTCGAAAAAAACTAAAGAAGAACTTATAAATAATAATTTTTTTATATCAGGATCAGCTATTAAAAGAACACCAACACCAACACAAAAACATTCGGTTAAAAGAACACCAACACCAACACAAAAACAATCGATTAAAAGAACACCAACACCAACACAAAAACAATCGATTAAAAGAACACCAACACCAAAAACAAACCAATCGGTTAAAAGAACACCAACACCAAAACAATCGGTTAAAAGAACACCGACCCCTACAAAACAAACTGTTAAACGAGAAATAGGACAAACAAAACCTAAATTTCCTCTTAAAATTAAAACGAAAATTAAAACAAAATTTAAACCGAAATCAAAAAAGAAACCGAAAACGAATACCGATAAAAAAAACACTACTTTAATAACAAACGGATTCACAAAAAAAATTAATACACAACCTCCCGGTGTGAAGAAAAATGTTACAAAAGGTCTCAGTTATTTATACGCGAATCAGAGGCTTTTAACAAATGCATATTTAAAAAACAATGGCCCAAAATTTAACAATCAAAATAACTTAAACTCGTATTTGAATAAACGAATAAATATATTAAGTTCAAATAAGCAACATTTATCATTTAAATATCAAACAATTAATTTAATTCCTAATTCTAAAAATGTAGATTTTGATATTAATCTTTTATTTTTATTTTATTTGGATATGATACACGATGGAACGATATCAAAAGTTACTTTCAGAACATTTTTAGACAGTGATATTAAAAAAATAATATATGGAGATGATGTTATTGATTTTAGAATTACTACCATGATGAAAAAAATGGTGAAAAAAGTAGAAAAACCCCGGTCATCATCTATTAAAATAATTAATAATAGTGACGTGGTTGCATATAAACTCGCCGGGGGTTTCGAAAGCATTTTAAAAATACATCTCGATGAAATATTTGAAAATAATTGGACCAAAACTATATCAACTGGTAGTACCGACTTTGATTATAAGAAAAAATTATATATTTCACTAGACTCTGAAAGAAAAGATGACAGGGCTGCAGGTTCTTCGAGTATTATCTCACGCTTAGTAGATAAATCTATGAACAATCAGGAAAGGTATATAAAACGATTAGAAACAGTAGGAAGTATTACAGATCCAGGTAAATATATGGTACAATCTGGAATAAAAGATAATATAATGAAATTAACTAGCAAACAATATGAAAGATCTTCATCAAAATGGTGTCTTCAATTAATGACTTTTAATATCAATAATAAAATGAAAATTAAAGTAGGGTTTGACGAAAAGAAAAGAAAATACACCTTATATGTTAATGAATATGACGTACCAATTGGTAAGGAATCCACATTAGCAAGAGAATCTAAAAATGTCAAAAATAAAATTTCGAAATTATTGGGTGATTTTATCCAGGTGTTATATAACGTGTCTCTAATGAAGGAGTATATAAATTCTAAAAGCCAACCTATCACAGATTATTTATGTTTAGGTACAACAGATAGTCATTTATCACTCGTCTATGCGTTCATGGTACACGAAATTTTAAATTATAAACCTAAAATTATTGTGGATTTACATAAAAATAATAGCGTTATTTTATACAATTTAGATAAACATATAACACCCAAATCCCCTAACAATGCTCGAACAAATCAAACAGAATGGGGTTTAAGAACAGCTGGACAGACTACCGTTCAACAAACCAAAAAACGTGCCAGAGTCCCACCATCAAACATGTTGTCACCAATTCCAGAAGGAAACAATAAAAATAAAAATAATAATAAAAATCGACAAACAAAAAAACAAAACGTAGGCATTTTTGGAACAATCAGAAAAAGATTTGGATTTTAAACAAAAAATTCTAAACTAATAATAAAAATGACCCGAGTTCATTTAAAAAAGAGTCCTAGACTCGATAAGAAATTCCGCGTAACGTTCGAAAACGAACGTTTCGTTGATTTCGGTGCGAAAGGATACTCAGACTATACAATACACAAAAATCCTATGCGTATGCGTTCTTATGTAACGAGACACGGTGGTTTCATTCCACATATGGTTCAAAAACAAACTGATCCTAAACTCGTCCACGTAAACATGCTTGATGTTACTAAAAGCGATACAGAAAACTGGGGTAAAACAGGTATCTATACGGCAGGGTTTTGGTCGCGATGGCTTTTATGGAGTTATCCAGATTTAGAACACGCTAAAAAATTCATGTCTAAGAAATTTGGTTTAACTTTTCTTTAATACCACGTTTTTTAAGGTTCGCTTTTAAAGCCGTCATTAAATTTAAACGAGGATCGCGTTTCATTGGTTTGTTTCGTGGGATGGGTGGTGCTGGGGGTGGAGGAGGTGGAGGAGGTGGAGGAGGAATACGAGGTCGAGTAATATTTACAACTTTAGCACCACGTGTTTTTGCTTGTTTAGAAGTAGTAGAAGACCTAACCAAACCCTTACACAATTTAAGAATTCTTCGCGTTTCTTGAACTTGATTCATAAGGATTGCATCCTTCTCACGTAAAATTTTACGACGTAATTCCTTTTCGGATAGTCGTACACGTTTCCCTTTAACCATCTTTGTGAGTCTAATACCCATTTTTTTAGCTTCGTCCTTTTCACTTTTCATTTATATTAACGTAGAAAATATGTTAATATATATGAATTCATTTAATTTCAAAATTATTCCTCCTTTTCTTCATTTTCATCACTCGCCCAACGACCCCGTGCATCATTTACAAGAAGACCCGTAAAAACCCAACTTATAGCACAGCACACTATAATAATACCCCAAATCATTGGTACTCTCGCATAGGATGGCCATGACATTAATTTAGCCCATATTGTTGTAGAAAACAAAACCATAAAAATAAATGATAATATGGTCGTGGTTTCCAGTGCCATTTTTAATAATAACTTAGAAAAAATTATCTGTTCTATACATTTTAGCCTGAAAATTACCAGTTTGACCCAAAACCGAAACATTTTCGTTACCGTATAATTCACCACATCCTATATCTTCCATACAATCACGATCACCAACAGTTACAGGTAAAGAGTATATTTGGTCACCTGGTGTTGTTGTATAATAATTATACCTATCGCGTCGACCTCTAACTTCTTTACCATATAAAGGTAAAGTTTCATCGTCTGAACCTATTAAAACACCCATTTGTTGAACGTGACCAGGCTTATACTCTTTTATTGGGGGTTGTCTATATTCTCTTTCAACTGGAATTTGTACTGGTACTTTAACGGGAACTGGAACTCGAACAGGTACCTTCTTTTTTATAATAATTGGATTATACAATTGGTACACTATAACCACTATAAGCAAAAATAAGGTTATACCTAAAAGTTTATTTTTAGTACTCTTCTTCATTTATATTTACGTAGATAATTTCTTACGAATAATAGGTTCTAAATTTATTCTATCGAGTCTATACTGAACAAATAACCAAAGAAAAAATAAAACGCTCTTTAATAAATTATTCGCATCGGTATCATCCATTTTATAAATGGGTCCCATAATCTTACCAAAAAATGTATTTTCTTTCTTTTCACCCGTTACAAACATTTCTAGTTGCGTTAAAGCACACGTATCATCATTAACTGACCAATGAAAGAAAATGAAAGGAACGACTAAAGAATAAAACTCAAGATTTTGTTTATTTTTCATAAACGGAACAACGAGTAAAGTCAAAAAACAAACCAAGTGAATGAAGAATATAATATTCATCTCTATTAGTATGAGCGAAGAAAAGAAACTGCCTAAAATATGGCACCCTCAACAGGAGAAGATACTTAAATCCTGGGGTGAAGCATCCGCCTGTTATAGATATATGCATTACCAAGCATACTGTTCATACAAAAACCAGAGTATGAAATTTACAATACCACTTATCATAGTTAGTACAATAACAGGAACAGCGAACTTTGCACAAGAGACATTTCCTCCAACAGTTCAACCATATGTACCATCTGCAATTGGTGGTCTGAACCTTATAACTGCAATTGCAACAACTATCATGCAATTTTTAAAAATAAATGAATTGATGGAAGGTCATCGCGTTGCATCTATACAATATGGTAAAATTTCAAGAACAATACGTCTTGAATTAACACTCCCACTTTTAGAACGAACACAAGATGGTACAAACATGATTGAAAATATGCGCGCCGAGTATGACCGTTTAATAGAACAATCACCAAACGTACCTAAAAAGATTCTAGACGCATTTGAAAATGAATTTCCAGATGAACAAGATTTCTTCAAACCCGAAATCATGCATATACAACCAATAATACCATTTAAAGCTATAGCTGAAAATACTATAATAACTAAATTAAAAGATGCAGTCGGAGGAACAGCAAAAAGAGAATTGAAGAAAGAACTCGATGAAATTCGTGGTACTGTTAATAATGCAAAGAAAACTATAAAGGCTGACATAGAAGGTAAAAAACAGCGCGAGAATGAAATTGCAGATTTAAAAGATAAAGGTCTTGTAAGTCTGAAAGGTGATTTAATGAAAGAGTTACGAAAACGAACAGAACTCATGGAAGTTGTATCAGAAGTACCACCATTGGAAGAATCTACAGAATCTTTGAAAGACGATTCGAAAGATAAGCAATCATAATAAACATCGCTAAGTTAAAGAAACCAATACACATTATATAAGGAATAATTTTCCTTTTTAAAGGATTTATAATTTTATTTTGAAGTGTATTACTATTCAAAACTAAATCTAATGCCTGAGTAGTAAGATCATCGTCACTTTCATCCGACATGGATTCTTTTGTTATTATAAAACCACAAAAAAAGAAAGGTGATATTTCGCTTCACGATAAAGAAATAAAATTATTAAAAAAATGTTTAGATGAAAATAAAAATGTATTTTTATGCGGCTCCGCTGGGTATGGAAAAACGTTTATTCTAAAAAGTGTTTTGAATGAATCAAATAGTATTGAAATATGGGATGAACCTCTCCGTAAAAAAGATATTTTTTTACCAACGTTAACAAAATCAAATATGCACGTATACATAGAAGATTATGAAACCGATATGCTCATACAAAAACATTTAATTGAAAAGGTTTCCGAAGGTGGTAAAATAACTCAAAAACAACTTATAGTTACATCTAAACATGTACATTTTATGGAAAATTTTGTTACCATTATTATACCCAAAACTAAACCCGAAGAAATTGCAAAATTAAAACCTGACCATCCAAATTCTTCATTATCTTCTCATAAATGTAATGGAAATATTCACAACTTTTATCACTATATTAATTTTCCATACGATAAAGATATATTCAAAACGCCAAAAGAAATAGTAATTGATCTTTTATGTAACTCCGGAGATATAGATATATCTGACACTCTTTTTGAACATGGTCATATATGGTCTATAATACAGGAAAATTTTACAGATAGTATAGAAGAAAATTACGAAAAAATAGCATGTTCACTTTCACAAGCAGATATATATGATGATGAGTTATACAGAGGTGATTGGGACATAATGTCCTTTTTTTCTTTATGTGCCATAAAAATACCAAGAATGTATTTTATAAAACCACTGAATAAAGATAATATAAGACCAGGTAAGTTCTGGACTAAATTTGGTAACCAAAAAATGAGATATCAAAAAATAAAAAGTATACAAAAACATGCGAATTCTAAATTAGATCACCACGAATTTAATATTTTAAGAGAATACGCAAAAAAAGGTGACGTTTCTAAATTTAAAGAATATAATTTAATACCCCAAGATTTCGACGTCATGAATCATTTAGGATTACATAATAAACTCAAACAACGAGAGGTTACAAAAATAAAAAAGTTGATTAAAGAAGAAATAACAAAATAAAAATAAAAGAATGTCTACATCCACTAACACGGATGACGATGAAGATTTTAAAATCACGCGTGTTATTGGTAATGAAATATTATATTACGGAGAAATCACCGACGAAGATATTCTCGAATTTGTAGAAGAGTTTAAGAAACTCGAAATTAAACTTCTTAAACAAAAGGCTGAACTCATAGGATACGAACCAGTTATACGTGTACACATATGTAGCGGAGGAGGTGATTTGTTCGCGGGTCTGAGTGCAATGAACATACTCGAAAAGTCTCGCGTTAAGGTTATCACGATCGCACAAGGTGAATGTGGTTCAGCAGCAACGTTCCTCCTTTTGGGCGGACACGAACGTCTTATCGGTAAAAACGCACACGTTCTCATACACCAAATATCCACGACCGGGTTTTGGGGGAAATACGAGGAAGTTAAGGATGAAATGAA